TTAGTCTTTTCTTGCTGGTCGCGTCGCAGTCACAGAGCAACGGTAACCACCGGAACTATCCCCGCGAGCCGTCACTTGATCAATCGACCACCGCCCCACCATTTCCGGAGGAAACGATTTATTGAGTTCAAGAATCCCTTCTGCGACCAAATACGGGTCACCGGGCAAATCCATTCTGATACTGTCTTTTTCACGCTTGATTTTCTGCAGTTCTTGATTACATGCCTGATGCGCCGTGGATGAAGCTTCATAAACCTGTTGCAACATCAAAAAAGGGGCTTCTCCGGAAGTGACTTCGTATTCCAGTCCGGTAGAACTCTCAAGCCATTTCGCTTTGACACCCAAAAAATTCCTTCGGCTCGCTAATTCGAGCTGGCAATTGATAAACCGTCTGAAATCTGAGGGATCATTATTACCGGAGACATCAACCGTCACTGACGGGACATTTTGCCCCGTGATAGTTTTAATCTGTCCTTTTTCAGCCAGTACATACAATCCATCGACAGGTTTAGCAATTCCGTCATGACACTTTGCTAGGCGAACTAAGAAAGCGCTATCCGTTTCGTTCATCTGATCGATATGTTTAAACCACACCGTTTCAAATTTAGAAGCCACTCGCGGACTAAAACCATGAGATGTCACCAGTTGACGGAAGATCTCAGCCAGCGATATTTCAGTAAACGTCCGCGTATGGCGCTCTTTAAATCCGGTTTTGTCTTGAACCTGAAACGGAGCCGCGGTCGCCACAATCGTGACTGTCGGAGGGAACAATTTGGGTGAAATACGGGTAATCACATACATCCCCTTATGGACGAGCCGGTCATCATACCCTTCAGAAAATACCAATTCGGCCCCTTCTTTCGGGAGCCCGGTCTGTCCTGCCGTATCAATATGTAATGTAATCTGATCCGACTGAGCCGCAGAAACATCAATCCGTTCCCATGAGGTCAGCCGTGAATTGATAATTTGCTCCCCGGGCCCACTGATTCGGACCCGCGGCATGATTCCTAATCCCATATGTTCATCACCCTCGTCGGCACTGGTTCAGGGAGTATCGGCAACTTGATTTCGACACCTGCCGGTAGCACTGGCCCGTAAAGCGCCAGACCGGGATTGACCATATAAAGCGCCTCTTCCGCTTCATCATCATCCCGCCCCAGTGACAGCCATAATAATTGCGGCACTAAGTCTCCGTCACGACTAACCACTGTTCTCATTCTGCATATTCCTCTAATTCAATGGAGAAACCCACCACAAAGGCAGTCCCGTCATCGATAATCCGATCTTGTTTTTCTTGCAGTTGTTTGATGACCCATCGCCCCATGGTCTGCCCGTATCCGTCTGACAGAACTAAAGGTTTTCGCTGCGCCTGTAACTGTCTCAGCGCCTTCATATTGTTCATGCCTTCGCCACGAAACCAGGTGCCATTGATGCTGATTTTCTCCAAACTCTGTCCCATATTCTGACTGATCGGTTTCTGACCATAACGAGGGACAGAAACCCATCCCCCATCGCTGGTGCGCTGCAAACTTTCATACGGTGTCTGTTCACTCAATGAGAACACAAAGCCACCTAATGACATCATTTGTCTCATGTATTGCTCCTGTCTAAAAGACTGGCATCTGCCCGGGTTGCAACATCATTATTCCCCATCAGGATCGGGCTCAGCTCTGCTTTCATCCGCTCTAATAGCTGCTGACTAACCCCTTGGTCATAGGTCGGATTACCGGACGGCGTGATATGAATAACGGGGGCAAAATTAATTTGTTGTTGGGTGGATTTTTCGAGCTGTTTACTCTGCTCGGCAACCGTTGCAGGGGCTGCTTTATCGGTTTTATCTTCACCAAACCAAGAGACGACCTGATCACTCAACATCCCCCCCAACATGCCGCCAAGAGATAAAAAGGATGCGCCTTTCATCGCGATTCCACCGAGGGATTTCAGCGAAATACCGCGCTGTTTTTTGAGCGGCTCTTGCTTCGAAGAATGCGGTTTCGAAGAATTTCGCAGGGACGGATCCTGTTTGTCGTTGCTCTCATCACTCGCACCAAACAGTGAACCGACCGTATCGCCAAGCCAACGCCCTACTTCACTGCCGCCTAACCCGCCCACGACAGAACCAATGAGGCCACCGACAGCCGTACCAAGAATGGGGACCACTGAGCCAATTGCAGCCCCGGCCATCGCACCGGAAGCCGCACCGCCCATTCCCCCGAGCAGATCACCGGCCTTCCCTGCTATCTTTTTAGGATTGCCCTTGGCGATCGCAGAAACCAGCTCGACCCCGTTGAGAGCCATATCCAGAGGGCGGAATAACTTCCTCCCAAGGCCTTTAAATACAGCACCGGCTTTAGGCATCAAACTTGAAATACCCGACTTTAGTTTCACACCACTAAACATCTTCCCGGCAGTCCGGGCGCTGAATAATGTCTTACCAATGCCATTGCCTTTAGCTACAGCACCGGCTTTGGGCATCAAACTTGAGATGCCCGACTTTAGTTTTGCCCCCTTAAATACATTGCCGAGAACACGGGGAAAGCGAGTGAGCAACTGACCGAATCGCGCAGATTTACGACGGAAGCTGCCGGCAAAACGACGCCGGAACCGTGAACGCTTCCGAGGCTTTTTTTTACGCTTGCGGCGTGATTCACGATCATCACCATATCCGGAATCACTGCCCTGTTGCGACCCAAGCGCATTCAACTCCCGATTCAGTCGGGCTAGCTGACGCGTAGCGCGCCGGGCGGCTTGCCGGGTTCTGTCCAATCCACCGGCAAACAAATTACGTTCGGGATTGAGACGATCTTTACTTCCGCCCTTCATCCCGCGGAAAAAATTAACAACCGTCGATCCGACGTTGAGTAACGGAATCGCAGCTGCGGTCACAGCCAGTAAACCCGTGGCAAGTTTAGGATTCGTTTGGGCGAATGCACTCATACTATCGACCACAGTGAGCAACGGTGGCAGCATTGTCTCCACAACTGGTAATAACCCTTGACCCAGTGTGATGCTTATCTGTTCGAAACGCGCACTGAGTTGCGCCAACTTATAAGCAGAGGTATTGGATACCGTCTTGTAGTCACTACCGATACTATGCGAATAGTTGCTCTTCTCAGCCGTGAGCTTCGATGCGGCAATAAAACCTTTATTATTCTGATCTAAATTATCGACGAGCTTTAAAATCGCGGCTGTGGATTTATCACCAAACAGGTCAGAAACAACCCCTTGGCGTTTTTCTGCCGCAACATTTTTTAAACGCTGGAAAACATCAGTCAATGTTCCCTGAGCATCCGTTTGCATTCGGTGAGCTAAATCAGCGGGATCAATATCCAGCGTCTTCATCGCGGCTTGCTGTTGCACTTTGTCAGTTTTTCCAGCGGTGAGTGTCCCAAGAATACTGTGGATAGCTTCACCGGCCTGTTTTTCACTGGCACCACCAGCCAGCAGGCTGGCGGATAATGCCGCTGTTTGCTGAACAGTCAATCCGGCATTGAGGCCGGCATCTCCCTGTTCAGACACAACCGCAGCGACCGATTTCGCCTTAACCCCCATACTATGACTCAAGGCATTTGTTGCATTCGCCAACCCGACAGCTTGCTGCTGAGAGAGCTGCATCGAAGTGCGCCAACGGGCCAGTGTCTCAGTTGCTTCTCTTGCCGATACATTCCATACAACCGCGACTTTTGAGACGGATTCAGCAAATGACAACAGTTGTTCTTTTCCAATGCCGGATTGGGCTCCATCACTGACAATCTGATTAATATTTGCCTGTTTTACTCCCAGCTGATCAGCCAAATGCTGCATTTTACCCTGATATTGACGGGCTTCTTGGTCACTGGCAAAGTGCACTGATTTTTTAACATCAGCAAATGAACGTTCATAGGTAACTGCTTGTTTGAGCGGTTTCAAGATCGGTGTGACAGCACTCACCACCTCCGCCTTCACATCCCCGGCCGACGGTAATTTATCGACGAGGTTTTCCATTGTTTTCTGACGGGGAATCACCGTCACTTGAGTCGTTATTGTCGAATCAGCCATGACTTATCTCTTCTCTATCCCCAGTTTTGCCGCAGCTAAGTAGTAACGGCGCAAAGCATCATCAATACGCCACTCCATGATCTCCTTTGGGGATACGTGGTAGGCCAGCGGGATCACGTCTGTCAGGACTTCAACATCTCTTGGCGAAAGAAGTCCGCCGGTTGTTGCAAAAAATCGATCAGTCGCTCCTGAAGCTGATTCCAGTCCGGCAGACTCAAACGGGTGAGCTCTTGATGGGTAAACCCACAGCAGCTGGCACTGATAAAGAGAGTTCTTTCCCACTCGTCCTGATGAGTCTCCATCAGTTCTGTGGTTGCAACCGTCGGCGGGCGAAGTTTATAGCCGGTTTTTTCCTGACCATCATCGCCCTGAATCGGGATCAGTAATGTCGGTTCGTTGAGGTCAAACTGACCGTTCAGTAATGTGGATGCATTGGATTGCATCAGTTCCAGAACTTGTTCTCGAATCGAGTTGAAATCCGGAGTGACCAGCTTCTTCAATTCAGAGGATGTCAGTCCGGTGCTCAGACAGATACATTCCCAAAGCAATTGATTATCATCATGTTGATGGTGGCGGGTCAGTTCTCGCTGTTGCCCGACGGTGATCGTGTGAATGTTTACCTGATTCAGTGGTTGACCTTTATCATCTTCAATCGGCCAGACTAGGTTATGAGTGTGCAACATAGGGGTGACTCCTTCCTCATCAACGTTACGTATACAAAGGTGCGCCATAAAAAAGGTGCGCATAAAAAAAGGCCCCGCAAGGGGCCTGATTTGTAGCAATACCGGAAAAATAAATAACCAAACTTATGCCATACCGACATTACGGCGATGGGCTTCCATCAGATCACCGTTACCCAGATTGAGAATTTGGGCATGACGATCAATGTCATAGATGACTTTGCCATCTTCGGTTTTCTTGTATGCTCTGACCGACATTTCCATATCGTGATCCGGCAATTCCCCCATTTTACTGGCCGATTCAGTCACCGAAATAATTTCACCGGTTAAGCTATACGCAATGGCAAAATTGTTTCCGTCTTCATCCTGGTGGGACTCTTTAATATCCACCTGACACAAGCTTCCGGCCGCTAATCCATAAGCAGATAAAAGCGCCTGATCAGCGCCTTTGACCTTCCACTTACTATTCATTTTCTCAAGTCCGACCATGATCTCGCCCGGAATGAAAGAACCACCGCGGGTTTCCTGCATGACCTTTTTGATCTCTGGTGGGGTAAATTCGTCTAGCTCTTTGATTAACGGATGAGAGTTAATCATGGCATAACGCGTAATTCGTGAACGTTGACCTGCCATTAAAGGACCTCCTCAAGAAATGATTCAACAATACCGGTGTCCTCAATCAAGTGGTACACCATATGTTCATTAGGCGCGTAGCCGTAGTATTTGATCGCAATATGCCACTCGCCATTACGGTAGTTTTCAACGTTATTGAGTGTCGGATGAAGGTAGACTTCAGCGCCCATCACGGTTTCATCGGCTTGCAGTGATTTCAGCCAAACATTCAGTTTGGTGATTTCCTGTTCCATAAAGGACTTGCTCAGATTTCTGGCCATTGCGCTCTGAGCTGTCTTCGCCAACTTACGGACAATGGCATATTCCAGACCAACCTGAGAGACGAAACGCCCCATCACACAACGGTTACCAATCAGAGAGAAGCCGCCTAATGAGGTCCGCGCAAAATAGGAAACGCCGTGACGATTTAACAAATCACCATTGGTGGATTTATCCATAATGTTATAGTCAATCGTCCGGGCTGTGCCGCTGATCAATGCGCCCATGCCGCCCTTCGCCGGGCTTTCCCATGCTTTCACACGAGCAAAGCAAGACAGCGCCACCGCTGCACCGGAAAATGACACATTGCCCTTTGCAGCCTGACTGTAAACAGACACCTGCGGATCCACCAGATAGAAAGATTCGTACCCCGTGCCTTCACCACCAAGACTCTGTGAATAGGCGACCGCATCGTTATCATTGGTATTCGGCCCGTCACCGACAGGGATGGCAAATAAGCGTTTCCCCATTGCGGCCAAAGCATCGGCTACCGGTTTGGTGTTAAATCCCGGCGCGCTGATATGGGTTGGCGTTTCCATACAATCAGCCAAGGCTTGAATACCCGTCCGTTGACCGGTGGTTGCGTCAACCTGACCAATCACATTGTTGACTGTATCTGACTGCTCCGCACCTTCCTCAACAATCACCACATAAATCGGAACGGAAACTAAACGGAATGTTTCATAACAAGTCCGCCACAAAGTTCCTTTTTCTGCGCCGGTCGTATCAAGCTTTGCGGCATCAGCCATATTCGCAATACGAATCGGTGTATTTTTGGTCAGTGATGAATCAGCATCTGGTGCAGTCCCGACGACGCCCAAAACGATGCTTCCCAGCGGCCCCATCGGGGGTGGTGCGGGATGATTGATAACACTGATACCGTTATGCACAAATGATGCAATTTCAGGCATTCGCCTTCTCCTTCTGTTGAGTAGGCAGTGAGGTCATCAGTTTGACCTTACCGCCCAGTTTTAAAAATTCAGCTTCACAAGGAAGCAAATCGACGATGTCGCCTTTTTGATACCAGTGCCGCTGATTCGGGCATTGGTATGGTGCAAGCACCTCATAGGATAAGCACTCTGCCAGCTTTGACTTTTGGGTTACCATATAGGTCTCCAGAAACTAAAAACCCAGCACTAGGCTGGGTTTTGGGTATAAAAAAAACGCTTTTATAGCGCCTTATTGTGCTGCTATTTATTGGCTATTAGCGCATCCGTGACCAATGTCGAACGCTGTTCAATTTCGTTCATAACCACATCAATACCTTTTTCTAAGTAGGGCAATTTAACCTCTCCATTATTGACCTTCATCACCAACGAATTGAACAAATCGTTGATCGGCTTTGCCGCTTCTTTTACATCTTCAAGTGATGTTGCTGAATGAATATCTTGCGCCATTTTTGCCACTTCAAAAAGCAACAACAACGCTACATCTGACGTCGTACCCAACAGGCTCAACGAATCACCTGCTGTTTGTGCGATGTCACTACGAATCGCGTCTTTTTTTCTTCTCTCAGACTCAATCGCGGCATTTGCTAATTTTACTTTCTGGTACTGCTCAATAAGTTCAGTACTTTGAACCAATTCACCGTTGACAACTCTATAGGTTGCAATATTAGCCAGTTCATTCTCACTTAATTCAAGGTTAATTGATTGATAGGCATTAAATACATCTGAAACTGGCTCAGATTGTACGCTAACGATTAAACCATTTGACTTATAATAAACAATCATAATTATACCAATGATGTTAATGTGTGTTCTTCATCGACGGAATCTACAGTCGATACTCCCAAGAATTCCATTGCCGAACGAAAATGTCCGTTCAGTATCCAGCGTCGATTTATTTCACCATCATTACGCAATGCCAAATATTGCACACCATCCAGCGTTACTGTACATACAGTAAAATTGAGTGTCCCATATGTTTTTAGCGTCGTACCACCTATTGTGTTATTAAAATAATCTTGAACAACTGATAACATACAGTATGTCGGTGCTGTAAAATTATCTAAACCGAACAACCCGTGAAATTGAATAGAGGTTTGTATACCACGCCGTCCTAGTAGTAAGAAAGTTGATGGGTCCTTAATTAGCTTTGTCGCTTGTGCAAGCAAATATTTATCAACTTCAGCCTTCTTTGCATCTAACTCACTATGAATTTCGCCAATTATTCCTGCAACATCCTGTGATAAAGCATTACTTGCTGCTGTTTGTTCTTGCGATACTTGTTTAAGTAACTGCAATTCTTCAATGATATTAGCCATGATTAGCCTCCAATGTTCTCAATCTCTTACTCATATTCATATATCTATGACCTTGTTTAATTTGAATTACCTGACTATGTAAAAACGCAACTGCATCCATCATCATTTCTGTATCAATCAAAATATTGCGGTTTTCTGTGCCCACCACGATCATCACGCTATCGCTAGGTAGAGTGCTTAAATCTAACGTAAATGTTTGAATACAATGGCCATTTCTCGCTTTATAGTTCAGCATTGTATTCGGCGCAGAAATCACACCAAACAAGGTGCCTAAAAACCCAGCACTAGGCTGGAATTTGGGGATAAAAAAAACCGCCTTAATTTAAGCGGTTAATTACGATTCTGATGGCAGCGGGTAACGGGCTTTAATCTCAGCGACTTTATCACGCCAAACTTGCTCAGAATCAGGCGTCTTGTCGTACTGCCACTCCATAAACAGAGAGTCTGACTCAAGTCGGTAAGCTTCTTTTCGTTTGACAACGTTTTGAGCCTCCTCAAAATTCTTTTGCTGCAAAACAGACTCGATCTGCTCCTGAGTCATACCCAACGAATTCATATAGCTGTAGGTCGTATCTGTTTGAGTTCGACCCTGAAAAATATAACTAAACATCTGTTTTACTCCTGTTAAACAAAGAAAGCGGGACGAAAACCGATGTTACTGTACGAGTATGACCGACCATAGTTCAGAGCGAGCGCGCCCAGTCCGGAGAACGATCCATCGTACCAGCTGGCCCCGCGAAACGGGAGCCGCTCGCCATAGTTGAGACACCAGAGCCCGCCGCCAACTGTAGCCGTGGTTGCGGATTCAATCAGCAATCGACGCAACAACTCGTTAGGCGTATAACCGGCCGACTTTGTGATCGCAGCAAAATGCGAGTTATGCATATACGGATACTTGTAACTATCGTCGTCAGCTGGCCCGTTACGCTTGGTCACTGAGTCACTGAGTACTGGCGAACCGATGTAACCTGTTCCGCTTTGATTTTCAGAGGTTGAATCAAAATAGGCTGGGTGGCGATGCCAGTTAGCCTCGGCGACTGCCGGATTGTTATCCAGCGTTGTCAGGATCTGCCCGTCATCCAGCTTCATCTGGTCAATCCACTCCCACACATTGCCAACCAGGTCGCATACACCGAACTCGCTATGATCGTGATTCCACGTGACTGGGCCTTTGCCTGTGTCGGTTCGTCCGGTGCCACTAGTGTCTCCGGGCAATCCGTCGTCGACACGGCGAGCGGTTTCCCACTTCGCCTCATAGCTGCGTCCATGGTACGTATTGCCGCGAGGTACAGTGCCGTTAGCCAGAGACCAGAGCGCAATCGCGGCCCATTCATGAATCGACATAAGATGCCAGTTATCGCCCTTCTGCGTGCAGAGCTGTTTTGCAGTGTCGTAATCAACCATGTTTCGCGGTGGAGTACCACCAATAACGGCGGAGCCGCCTGCTGCTGCCGATGCCAGATATTTGCCGATCAAGATTTCGCTGCGAGGCGCTCCGTTGGTTATAAATGCAGGATGAACGCCGGTGCCAAGATTAAGATCTGCTAATCCCAGATCTTCAATGTTGAAGCGCGGAATAACGCACATGATGTTTGGGTTGCCCTGAGCATCATAAATGACGGTGTTTCGACCGCCTGAGTTATGCTCGATAGCCTTTCGATACCCATCTGTTGCGATGATAGTCAGATTGCTGGTCTTTTGGTCATATGTACTTTCAACCTTGGTGATTGAGTCATTGATGTTTTTATCAATCGCAGCCATTTTGCCAGACACTGCCTGCACGACAGCTTGAGAAGCTGCCGTTTGTTCTTGCGATGCTTGTTTAAGTAACTGCAATTCTTCAATGATATTAGCCATGGTTAGCCTCCAATGTCCTCAATCTCTCACTCATATTCATATATGTATGACCTTGTTTAATTTGAATTACCTGACTACGTAAAAACACAACTGCATCCATCATCATTTCTGTATCAATCAAAATGTTGAGGTTTTCTGTGCCCACCACGACCGTCACGCTATCGCTAGGCAGGGTGCTTAAATCTAACGTAAACGGTTGAATACAATGGCCATTTCTCGCTTTATAGTTCAGCGTTGTATTTGCCGCAGAAATCACACCAAACAAGGTGCCATCTTCTAGCCAAAAGCCGAGTTCACGAATGGGATATTCATCAGGTCCAGAGAACTTAGCCACCGCCTGTATCTGGCTGCCACCTATATCTTTGAATTCACTAAATTCAACCCGCTGCAATTCATTCTGCAACGTCGTTTGATCCGGATTTGGGGTATAGGCCCGATCACCGGCTGATACCCATTTTAATGATAACTGGATCCCCTTGGCTTTGGCGCTGATACATTCCTCCAGGCCTTTGCGGGTGATCACTAACTTAATTGTGTCTTCACTCATAACGTAGCTCTCGCATTCATGGTTAAAACGGTGATGTTGTAATGCGCTGCATAACCCGTCACCTTGATTTGACTATATCCAGCAATGACTGGAGTAACAGCACTTGCCTCAACAGCATTGATACTCATCCCGGGCACGGTCGCACCACAGACAGAAAGAGCAACGTGAGCCTCTGGCATTGGCCATAATTTTGCATCACCCGAGGTCTCCTGCGTATTGATCACCGGAGCGATTGCACCGGTGATACCCATGCTTGTTTCAACCCCAAACATCAAAGAAAGCTCAATTTGATCCCGTTCTGATTTGGTGTTTTCAATATAAGCGAGTAGCTTTTTGACATTGGTAACGTTGACTGGCTTGTTACCATTTTCCCAAGCCACGATCTCTAAGCTGTATGGCTGACCTTGTGGCTCTTGCTGATACCATGGCTTGATTTGACTTTGAAAATCAAATGACTCCAGTGCTAACTTGAGCCCGGCACGGGTGCCGCTCATTTTCCGAACCTGCCATGCATGTCCGGCAAGGTTGCGCTTAACCAGTTCTGTATCAGCCGTCTCCCATACCGTGAGTTGAAACTCAGCAGCGAGATAAGGAACGATTTCCATCGCCGTTTTCTGGGCATCCAGCAAATGAGGGTATGGATTGTCAATGGCATAAATTTGCTGGCTAAATGACAACTCCATTGAACGTTCGAGCGGACTGCGGTTGTCCGGGAGGACACTATATGTTTTCAGTGTCAACGGTAATTTTGACTGACTCAAGATAAGGCGCCTCACTGTAAGCACAACGCAATGGCTGCTCAGGTTGAATAACGTCTCCGCGGTGTGCTCCGGTTGACTCCAGTAGCACACTGTAGAGCATGGATGACTCGATGCTGGCACCGAGTCGATGTTGTTTCAGGGCATAAACTTTCACTGCTTTTTCTGCCGCCGTCCGCACAACATCAGCATCGGGACCGGGACGGATATAAAGCTTCGCTTCACACTGCCATGGGCGAATATCAGGCGCTTTTACGGTGATCAAATCGGTTTCCTGAGCGATGTCATCCCGCTCCAGATAAGCTTGAGTCGCCTCGATCAACGACGGAGTTGGCAGACCATTGCCTTCATGTGTCAGAATAAAGCAATCAACAACACCGGGAGATACTTGCCGGGCTTGTGCATCTTTCGTCAAGCCAGCCATGTCATGCGCCTGATACTCATAGGTCACGACGACTCGATTTTTCTCATGACTGTTGATCTGAACTTCAGGCCGTCCCCCTAAAGTCATGGCATGAAAACGGTATCCTGATCGTGTGCCGGTACTCGCTAAGGCATAAGCGGCCAAATAGTATCGGGAGAGTAGTGAATCATTACTCTCCATAACTGGTGGAATCGGAGGAAATGCACCGGGATCTCCGGGATCAATAATCTGACGAGTCACACCTAACTGGCTCACAATTAAGTCGATCATGTCGTTATCCGTCGCATACATGCCAAACATCTGTTGTGCCTGGCCATTCAATTGCCGGATATGGTTTTGCAAAATCACAGTAAATGCTTCGACAAATTTAGTCAGTAATTCAGCTTCATTGCCGAGTGTTTCATTCACCGCAGTTGCATCATCTGGAGAGTGCTGTGCAAAGTATGCCAAAATATCGCGCTTTACTTGTTGGAGCAGAACTTCAAACGGTGGGGTCTGGATGATTTCTGGTTTAGGTAGTGGATTCTGATGTGGAAACATTCAGGGGTACCTCAAACTTAACTGTCCGCCCTTTCCAATTGCCTGAAAAATAAAGGCTTAGGCCAGTCGCGTGACGTGTTGCAATACAACTGTCCGGGATAAAATCAGACAGTCCGTTTTCTGGGTTATAAAATGCCTCAAGCGCAGCGGACTGAGTACGAACTAACATATGGTCAGTCATATTCGCCGCTAAATGTTCCCGTACCCGGCTACCGAAAGCCGCGCGCTTCACGCGGCCTCCTAACGGGGTGGTCATGACTTGAGTCACCCGACTGACTAACTGTTCATAGCCTTCAATTTGTCTGCCGGTCATCCGATCAATACCAATCATTAGCTCACCTTATAGACGCCGGCCGACGAACCGCCTGTGACGTTTACTTCCGCTTGCCCTTGGATATGTTCAACAACGGCTTGAGCAATCGCTTTCACCATCACTTGGGCATAAGCATGTTTGACGGCGGTTCGAAAGCCCGCATCTTCTAATTTCTGGATGATTACCCCTTCTAAAATATCTGCATTGATAGCCATATTATTTCCCCGCAGTGACTGTACTGGAACCATCGGCATGTGGATTGCCGGTAAAATGACAAATGTGTGCTGTCGTGACACAAGATGACCCACCGTTCAAAGCAATACTTTTGGCATCCACGGTTGCCACATCACCAGCGACAATCTGCGCACTTTTTTCGACATTGATGTGAACATCGCCTTTAATATCGACGGTCAAGACATGATTTTTTGCATGATAGCTGGTACGACTGCCATCCGGATAAACCCGCAGGATTTCGTTGGGATCCCCACTCGGAGACGGGAAGTTATCACTGAATAATCCTGTCAGAGCGACCGTTTGGCTGCCGTTATCACCGGCACCATAATTAAGCACCAAAGCTTGCTCACCAACCGACGGACAACGATAGTCTCTGGTTTCACCGGCAGAAGAAGCAAACCAGCGAATAAATGGAGTCGTCAAGTCACCGTGCTTCACTTTGATCAACCAGCCGTTTTCATGAATGGCCTCAACCCGCCCTAATCGAATCAGGCTCCGGTTGCGACGTCGTAACTCTTCCAGTTCACTGGAAAGCATTTCAATTCGCTCTAAATAGGGAGTCAGCATTTCTCGGACGAGTAATTCAATTGCCTGACGCATACTTGACCTCCAACGGCTGATATTCATCCGCGTCATCCAAATGTTCCGGATTCACAGCCCAGGCAATCCCACCTCGTGCTTCATCTGGTTGAATGAGAGGCTCGCCAAGGTACAGGTTTTGCCGCCAGCTGACCGCCCGGCCAATCACCTGCGCCAGTTGATACTGAAGTCCGCTTGGTTCTGTACGTAAAAATTCAGGCATGTCTATTTGGCGGATATCAACACCCCAACAGTTTCTATCGATAAAGCGTTCAATCATAGCAATGCTATCCAAGATCCGGAGAAAAGCTCGCTCAGCTGAACGCGGTAAGAGACAATGAATCCGAATATGGAAGCCATGACAATATTGTCCTCGCTCACTTCGGCTCCCTGCTCTTCCATAGCGAAATTCAATCAGGAGTGTCAGAGATTCGATTGTCATCGTGCGATATTCATCATAATTTTTCACGACGATATCGTTTCCCAATAATTGTATGAGAGAAGCTTCAATCCGTTCATAAAGCTGACTAGGTGATTCAAGCTGTAATATTTCTGAGTTCAAAATATATCTCCTATGTGATAATGGGTATCACATATTTCGTTGTGTTTTATATCGCATAGCCGAACAAGAGCACAGGATGAATGAGTGTTTAATTATTTGTACCGAACGATTCAAATAAAATAAAAATCATCAATAACAAAAAGGAAATAAAAAAGCTCCACCAGTCAGGCAGAGCTTTGCAGTGTGGATATCATGCGCCATTCAAAAATATATTTCAATATCTGTGTTTATCCCTTTGCGAACTATTTATTGAATACCAAAACCAATCACAGTTCAAATAAAAAAGCCCCACCAGTCAGGCAGAGCTTTGCAGTGTGGATATCATGCGCCATTCAAAAATATATTTCAATATCTGCGTTCATCACTTTGCGAACTATTTATTGCATAGATAAGCTAAACTATGAATTATAAAAAATTAAAAATCAGGATAAATTTAAACATCGACATCATATAAAAATGATATTGTCTTATATTATAAATAATTGGCGATTAAAATGGATATATCAGGGAATACTATTTCTTATAATACTAACTTTAATTCATCAAAGCATAAGTTTCTTCTTCTCGCTCTATTCGCTCCATGAGCGTCAACATTGCTGCATTACGTTTTGCTGCAAGCCATTGACTGAGTTCTTCCAAGATCGCATTGTATCGTTTAAATATCGGATACGAACAAATAAAACCACGAGAACACATCGCAACATAACGGGATTCTGGACGCCACAATACTCGTCCCTCTTCACAATGAGTACATTTTCTCATTTGCCGGTGTGACGTTTTGTAAAGACCGGAGCCTCCGCAAGATGAACAGATCGTTCCCTGAGGATGGGTTGCCTCTTCAATTGCCGCATCAACCATTGCAGCAAATGCAGATTCACTACGCTGGCCGCGCCAGTTTTGGGTCAGCGTGGCAATCTCCGACTGGATCTCTTTTTCCAAGGCCTGACGAGAATAACGGCAATCTTGAGTTTCGACAAATAGAACAAGAAAGCCAATTGGTGATGACTTCCAGCTCACCCCAACCATCGCAAGCTGTTCTTCAACACTGAATTTACTTCGCCCGCCCTGATGTATCGCTTGATAATTCATCCCTTTCAGATTGAATTTTGCCAATAGTGTTTCCGGTCTCAT